TTAGATGTTCTTCTAATTATCTTCACTTAGATCTCTTAGATCCTGAGTCTCCCCCCCAAACCCCCCCGTGGACTCTCCGGGGAGGATGAACTCGGAGGTCAACACGGGAGTAATCTGGGGGAGAAACTCAGAATCTAGGAGACCAGCATGAAGATATCTTCACTTGAGTCTCTTGAGTCCGTCGTTCCCCAAAGAACCTTAGTTCTTCAAGAGATGTCCCTAATTCATTTTTACCCCCTTAAGAGGGGTCATGCTCTCACAGGCACTAGGATGGCTCAGGATCGCGTTGAGTATCTCAAGGTAGGTAGACATACCTTGGTGTGTCAAACGCTCTCAGGCGGGCTCTGAGGGCCTCTCAGATATCTTCTGGTGCCAGCCTGTCAATGACCTTCATGTGTTCCACCAGTGCATCTGTCAGTTGAACGGTGTTGATGTTATCCAGCAAGAACTCTTCCCACGCATCTATGAAATCATTGAGCGATTGTCGGAGGAGGTGTTCATCCATGACATGGAGTCTCTTGTATTGGCACCAAGACAGTGGTCTTGAAATTTATTAAGTTCGTCTTGCAGTTTCTCGGACCTGTTGGACCGAACCGCTTCATCAATATCCCGGCTCATCTGGTCTACCCAGTATTGACAAGCCATCGCAAGGACATCCAAGCGGTCATCGTGAGCCAGTGAACCCTTGTCTCTGGTCAGCCGGGTCATCTGGTAGAAGAGTTGATATTTCAGAGCTTTATCAGAGGGCAGATGTTTGGTTGAGTCATAATCCTGGCGGACCACTCGCTCATCTACCACCAGTTTATGTCTGTTCATAACTGGCTCTAAAACATCCAAAATACGTCGTTCTTTCTGGATATTGTGGCGAACTTCCGTGATCGTGACTTTGTGAATCTTTGAGAGAACTGGCTGTAACAGTGCCGTAAACATGCCATCACCGAAATTGGATTCGACCAGAATTTCATTGACATCCTGCTCCTTGGCGATCACCGACAACGCCTTCAAGGTCTCCTCTGAGTACCCTCCGGGGAGTCCACCGGCTGCTGTCACGAAGAGCTGAGAGTTGAGCATCTTGACCACTGAATAGGCCGTCTCATCAGCACCACGACCCGAGGGGTCAATCGCCATCACAGACCCCTGATATTTCAGGAGTTCACCGTTGGTTCCCATGGGCATGTAGTACCGATCACCATTAAACCCAACACATGGTAGATCTTTATATGCATACTCAGGAGACCCCGCCCACACCACCTTCTCAGGTGCATTCTCAGAATCCAGTCGCATCACGATCAGGTCATTCAGTTTCAGTGGGTATCTGTCCGCATCACTCAGGGATGTATCCAACATGAACTGCAAAGCGAACCCGGAGCGTCCGTATGCTGCTTCACGTTCCATGAGGTCAAACTGGTTGAATCTCTTGGGGTCTGTTGGTTCACCATCCTCCAAATCCAACTCAAGGATCGTAGGAGCAATCCTGGGGCCGTACCCGATGATCTGACGCTCATTAGGTTTCCGAGCAGGCCAGATCTTCACATCGTATCCACGGTCTGGTAGTTCGTTGTAGAGACTCTGCTCAGACTGAGGAGTCCCGAGGTAGATCACATGACCCTCAGGTTTCAGAACAGCATCAAACTCCTGTACCGCAACACTGATCTTGTCACGCATCATCTGGGTTGCTGAGTTGTTCAAGGACTCCACATCATCAGCAATGATCAGGTCTGCACGAGCACCTGTGATCTGTGAGGAGATTCCCTTGGAGGTCACTGAAGGAGCATGGCTCGCTGGAGCAGGAGCAACATCAAAGGCAATCTTGGAGTTCCTCTGAGTCTCGTGAGGTTTCAGGTGATGCAGGATCTCCATTTCAGAGATCAACCGCAAAGTGAATGTACTGAAGTCATCAGCACGCTGCTTGGACGCAGAGACCACCAGGATGTTCTTGGTGGGATCCAAGAGGAGTTGGTGACACACGAACGCTGAAGTAATCCAAGACTTCCCCACACCCCGGAAGGCCATCACGCATCGACGCTTGGGACCACGCTGAATGTAGTCCGCGATGTCATACTGGATCGGGGTGGGCTCGGGAAGACCCAGGTGATCCCACGCTAGATACAGGAAATTCCTGAAGTCCTCGAGGCGTGGGTCCATAGTATGTTTCTCAACCTACGTCGGAGATCTCTGCTTCGGGGTCGAACGGTAAAACCCTTGCCAAGTTCAGCAGTGGTTCACTTTGGTTGATGTTGGCATCAATCCCGTTGTCCTTGAGGAACTGCCGCGCAACACTGAGTTCACCTGAACCAGCTTCGCCGGACATGATGCGTTCCATCAAGAGCATCGAGAGAGCCTCGTGCAACTTTCCCAGTTCCTTCTTGTCCATTACTTACTCACTTTCTCTAAATTCACAGAAGAGACAACCTCAATTTCTTCGTATCACCGTGTACTGGGACGCACTTTCTCCCCCATGCTTCTTTCGCCTAGAGCGAGGCCGGAGCGTAATAGTCGGGACCAAATCCTTTGAACGACGGCTTCCCGTTTTCTTTCGGCTCGCCTTCTTCTTCTTCTTCTTTTGAATCTTCAAAGCGCTATACATACAAAGAACCCCTTCCTGTTATCCGCCGACTTGAACGGTGACGGTTCCATTTGCCCCCGAAGCAGCAACGCACGTTGCCCGCATCTCTGGGAACAGTTGCATATCTTCGTCGTTCAGGGTCTCATTCGCGTTTAGGTTTTTAGATGACACGCTGACCCATTCCATTGATTCACTCAAGCGGCCCTCAACTTTGGTGACAAGGTTTCCCGAACCGCTGTACCCGGTACATCGCATTGACGCAATACCTCGGTTGGATTTGGCCATGTGGAACAGCACAATAGCTCCGGTTTGGGATTCTTCACTAGCGACCCCAACAGCATCCATTAAAGTTTTTACAAGCATTTTATTGATCCGTTTTAAGAAATTGAAAGAGAAATGAGGCAGCAGCCCCGATGACCGCAGCAGCACCCAGCATCCAGCTTCGGGATTGTTCCAGGTTACGGACGCGATGATCAAGTCGGTTTAGTTCTTCAGCGTGAACAGCCAGAGATGTGATGAGAGAATCTACTTTCCCCTCCAGCCTTCCCAAGGCCAGCAGCAATTCTTCGTTCATGTTTATACCGCACTGTAATCTATATTATGAGGAGAAATCAACAAGCGTGAAGGCTTTGGTAGACGCACCAGCGGTGATCTTCACCATGATATCCCCATCATCCCCAGATCCCGTGCCATCACTCTGCCAGATGACAGATGAACCTTCAGCGGGATTTGCGGGATCTGCGGATTTCTCTGTGAGCAATACCGCGGTCAACGTGGTGTTACCAGTCACACCAAGAGTCCCAGCAATAACCGTATTACCCGTAGCACTGGCTACAGTCATCTTGTTTGTATTCACCGCTATATCGTTAGAGATGTTGGTGGTTCCAGTGCCTTCAGTTATGACCTTGATACCACCAGCCGTTGAAGCATCGTGGATCCTCAAGGTTTTATCATCAGAGACGTAGGTGAGTTCACCTAAAGCACCTGTGAACGCATTGTGTTCTGTGTCAGAGCCACGACGGAGTTGTACTTGTTTAGTCATTGGGGTTTCCTATTCACCTTGTTCAAGTGGGGTGTTCCCAGCAGCCAACCACTCTTGGTAATCTGGATCCTCCACAGGAATCAAAGGCCAGACATCTTCAATTAAATAGACATAATCTTCGCCATGTTTTCGATACATTTTCAATCCTAAACTTTGGTGTTTCTATGTTGTAACTACAACAGCAGATGGGTTGTTTCCGAGGGTACAGATTGAGTATCTCAATTGACCACCGGATTCATTTGTCAAAACAACATTATGTGAATCCACAGCACATGTAATCCGTGTCTTGGTTGAGGAGGCTGTAGTGAAACTCGATGATGGGTCGGCTAAGATGTTGACGGTTCCACTTTTCAGATCAGTGAACACAAGAGCGGCCTGACCAGTAGCAATAGAAATCACAAACAGTTTACTACTACCTAGTGTGATTGTGCATGTTTTTGTGGCCTCGACCGTTACCGAGCTTACACCTGGGGCTGAAGATCCAGCCGAGAAGACCGCTTCTGATGTTGATCCTGTGACATACTCAATACCAACAATAGCATTCCCAACAGCGTGGATCCCATCGACTGGAGGAGTAGTTGACCCCGTAGCAAACCCACCGAGCGGAACCCCAGATCCACTGACCGTCAGCCCCCCATGAATGTGACTCTGATCATCCGTGAGTAACGTGTATGAATCGGTTGTTGCGGGGACCACAGAAGCACCGCTCCCCAAGATTCCCATAAACACAGGGGATGTACACCCCGTACCTACTTGCAGGTCTCCCAAGTTCCCGAAAACATGCGCACCATGTACGTTTCCATGGGTCGTTGGTTGCGTCCCAAAGGAATAACCACCAACGCTTTGAAAATCACACCCCACAAACACAGGGCGGTCTGAGACTATTCCATTGTCAGCTCCCCCAGAACTTTCAAGTCCACCATCCATCAAAACACCAGTTGCTCCTGGGCGGTCTACGTTGGATTCAACAAGAGAACAAAATAGATGTTGTGTACCATAGATCTCTAGTGCTGCTGTTGCTTGGGCAAAAATCGAACAGTTGGTGATCCAAACCCCACGAACACCAATTGCGGGTGTGGCTTTCAAAGATCCGTCTATGTATATGCAAGACTTCCAATATCTGTACACAGACCCACCAAGACCCTCTGCACTGGCATGGATATTGTTGATGAATATATTTCCAGGTGCTGCTGAATCATCATCCGCCACAATACTGATACCACAACCATTACCAACGTGGTTTGCGTCGGTGTGGACTGTACCAGTGTAATTATCTGAATAGTTGTAGAGGCTTAGGTTTTCAATCCGAGTATTGTTGTTATTCGCCCCATCAAGGGCAATCAGACCCCGGTTCCCACTTTCATCATATCTCTTGACCAAGGTTGTTTTCAAGAAGTAGTCCCCATCTATGGACACTCCACCAGTGAGTTTGTTTGGCCGCGTTGTGAAATGGTAGTAGCCTTGCGGGATATACAGAATACCACCACCCGCTGTATCAATTGCAGATATGGCAGCATTGAATGTGGGTGTAGCATCAATAGTGATCCCGGTTGAGAAACTCGTACTGGGTGCGTATCCACCAACCGCAAAGTCTAGGATGTTGTATCGTTCCGCGAACCTATCTGCGAGGTTTCTGGCTGTGTCTGATCCGGTGGAGGTCACGTTACCAGCAACCGCACCCGTTACCGTCAAATCCCCCGTTACCGCCAAGTCCCCACCAACAGACGCATCATCAGTTACCGTCAGGTCATCCCCAACACTGAAATCCCCGGTGGTTGATGCACTATCCGAAATGATGTCCCGAGTGACCCCGATATTTCTGACAGTCAACACATGATCAACAGTCGCTCCGGTTACCAAAGTCAAGGTAGAACCAGATATAGTGAAGTCCGTGGTGGGCTTCTGGACCACACCCTCTAAGTCAACAATGAACGACCGTACATCCGTCGAAGTTGGTGCGGGACTCAGTACAAAGTCAGTTTGAGAAGCGGTTGCTGTAAATGAGTAGAGTTGGGGAACCGATGGGGAATTATAAAGTTCCAGCCCGTCCACATACTCCTTGGTAACAGCATCCGTGCCCCCAGTCGGAGTTCCCACCATCTTTATGCGCTTACTTTCAGCGGTCCAGTTCTGATCAAGCTGATCAAGACCTAGCGCATCACTGGTAGCAGAATCCTCGGCTTCCTGTGAGATAAACAGCAACCCAAGAACCGCTGTATCAAGGTCACTTTCAGTCAACACCGAACCATCTTGGAAGTCTGCAATCTGCGACTGATATTCCGCTTTGGTCTTCGGTGTAACCCTCTTGATTAGCACAACAGTCCCAGAACTTGGAGCAGATGTGAATGTAACCTTGTTAGTCCCCGCATCAATGGCGAACCCAGTGGTCTGTTCTACACTATCGAGGTACACATCAATATGATCTGTAGAGAGGTAATCAAACGTGATGGCAAACTCACTTTGCCCCGTACTCTCGTACCTGTTGTAACTGTAAATTGCCATCACTGTCTCTCAATAAGTGCTAGGAGATGATTGACCTGAGAAGTGTTTCCTGATCTGCGGTGTTGCTTGATCAAGGCTCCGATCTCATCTCTTTGCTGGACTTCTGGGAATTCTTTGAGCATTTGGCTGAACGCCTTTGCTCTATACTTGGACACTACGCGGTTGATTGCCCCAACACGGGGGGACTTGTCGAGACCTTCGATATCTTCCGCAGGAAGACGCTTGTACTGGTGGGACTTGAACAGGCGTGTGAGTTCCTGCTCAATGGACCGACCGGCAATCTTTACAGAACCGTGTAGTTCCAACCATCGGTCATACGCGGACTGAGCCTTGCGATTCTCATAATCACGGAGGTCAACCCCATTCTTCACAGCACCGGGAGGCGTGAACCCGTGTCCTACATTGGCAATCTCTTTCGCCACCAAGGAACTGCCACCAGTTGAGTATGTGAAGGGGTTATACAGTTCGCCTTGACCGGGGTGCTTGATTGTCTGTCCAAGGAAGTTCCGGCGACGATCCAACCGATCTGACCACTTGGGAAAGCGGTTTTGGATGGCTTGAAGCATACCGTTGATCTCTTTCAAGTCACCATCACCGAACGCGGGCCCTGTTTGGCCCACAAACGCTGGAATGAAGGATGCCGCAAACTGTTCCGCAAGGGCCGGTCCACCTTGTGCTGGGTTTGATACCGCCCCAAATACTCGTTGAAGACCTGTGAGATATGACTTACTGGCTACATTCTTTCCAACAGCAATCGCAATCGCTGGAATCAGCCCCTCAAGTTGGTAAGTAGCTTCCTCATCGTTTGCTTCAGCAGCAGCCGCCATTGTCTCATTGAAGTCCGCAGCGAGTCCGAGGAAAGTGGCGAACGGGTCGAGTCTACGATAAGAGACATAGTTCTCGCCAATCTTGATGGAGTGGGGTTGCCAACCAGTACGCATAAGTGCATCGCGTTCATACTTATTTGATGGCCCACTACCAGTGAGAATCTCGCCCTTCGCAAGAGCAACCATACCAAAGAGACCCATCGCTCCTGTAGCAAACCTACCCATAAAATCAGCACGGACAGCCGCGTCACTGCTCAAAGACTTCCTGAATTCTTTGTTCAGGAGATCTTTCAACGCAATTGGGGAGCGATCCAAATAGAACTTCAGTAGGTTCGTGGGGGTTCTAACGAATGGGATTATGAATCGGAGAGACGGGTATTTGTTGATGATATCATTAACGCCCCTGGATACTCCAACAACCATACCACGGTCCCGAGACAACGGAGTGGTGAAGGTAGACGCGCGGGCAACCTCCCTTGCTCTCTCAGCAATCTCACCAGCATTCTGATCCCAGTTCTTGTAAAGGTACTTCTTCACATGATCGTTGTATTCTTTGGAGGATTCATCGAGACCCTTCATCGTTGCATCAGCGTGTGCTCGTTCAAGAAGAACTTTTTCAGAGTACATCTGATCATCTTTCACCATCTGCTCAAACAAGCGGTCAACCTCTGTTGCTTGAGCTACTCGATTACCCCTGAGAGATGGGTCTGATCCTACCCGTTTCCAGAGATCTCTCTTGATGTGAGCACGGTAGTTGAGTTGCTTGAAGAATTCGTCTTCAGCAGTCAAGAACCGGCTGGGGGCGTTGATGGTTTTACCGGCCCACTTCTTCGCAACTGTGGCGAGGTCATCCACATCTGGGTTTATATCGGTCGCCCCACCCTTTGGTTGGTACTCCATCGCTCGTACATTCGGGTCAAGACGGTTCTTACCCTCTTTGAATGACATTCTTGCTGCACCCATCGCGTCACCAAACGACTCAAATAGGTACATATAGGTGGAGAGTTCCTCCCCCATTGCAGACAAACTCCGCTCAGATATCGCCCGACCAATCGCCTTCTCAAGTGGAAGGAACAATGTGGTAGCAAGACCTGAAGCGATGTTGACAAAGTGTGTGGATGGGCCACTCAGGATGGCGTTCATCCAGTAAGACACCAAAGCGTTGTTCTTCTTCCGAAGGAGTTTCAAGGCTCCCGCCCCCGTCTGGTCTGCCTTGTATGCAATGGCAAACTTATTCATCTCAGCCCGGACACGCTTGAGTCCTTGCTCAAAGTTGCCCTCACCGATCTCCTCGATAACCTGCCGCTGTGCTCTTGACCAATCAACGAGTTCTCGTTCTCCGGGTTTCAGGACGGTCCCTTTGATTTTCTTCCCGCCGTAGCCTTCGCCTTTACCCGGTCCTTTACCTTCACCTTCTCCAGCACCCTTACCGGGACCAAGACCTTCACCTTCTCCAGAACCTTTACCCGGTCCTTTACCTTCGCCTTCTCCAACACCCTTACCGGGACCAAGACCTTCACCCTTACCGCCAGTCACCAGTTCCTCTGGCATGACTCGGACATCAGGGTCGATGTAATCAACCAACCTGCGCCCCGCCAAAGCCCTTGCAATGTTTCGCCCCATGTTGACGGAGGCTTTCAGATATACACCGTGAACTTGTTTCATCCGAACAAACAACAGAACATCATCCAGACCAGCACCATCACCCAATCTCGCAACCTCATACAGATCCGCTGCGAGCTTCTTCAAAGCATTTCGGATACCCCCTGCCTTCGCTAAGGCACTTACGAGAACCTCCTCAGACAACTCCACATCCCTAGTTGCGTGATGCAGCGTGTAATCCCCCGTGGTGTCCCCAAGGAATTTGGTTGCGACATCAAGGGCTTCTTTGAGTTCTGGCCGACCAGCCCCTGCGGCTTCGCCCAACGACACTCTTTCGGCATCTTCAAGTTCCCTCGCGAAGCGCGCCACCAACTTAATCACACCCGCTTCGGTGTGGATCTTCCCAGCATTTACCTTGCCACCCACGACGCTTTCTGGATCCCGCCCAGCAGCTTCGGCGGCTTTCAGCTCAGCAGCCCGTTGTTTCGGAGTCTTTAAGGCTTCCTCTTCAGAGACAGCGCGGACCTCATCCATTTCTTTGCCGAGGTCGTAAAACTCATCATCACTTTGACGGAGGATGCTTGGGTCCGATTCTCCCTGGAACCTCTTGTGGGGCTTTCGTGGGATACGGTATCCACGTTCCACCTTGGTGACATTATCGAAGTCGAGGTACTTGGTTGGGAGGAATGCAGGCCCCCCAGATTGTTTAGCACCAGTGTTTTTCAGGGTTTGTATGGCCTTCTCGTTAGGGACAATGACAGCCTTGAGTGAACCCTTTAGAAACTTATCCGCAACAAACTCCCTGCCCCCACCTTCAATAACTCCAGCACCTAATTTGGGACTCACCCTCCCATTGAGAAGTCGAGGGTCTAATTCAAGAATGTAACCCCTGCCTTTTTGGCCCAACGCCAAATCAAGATTATCGCTTACATCCAAGTCCAGCATCCTGATTCCACGTTTGTATTCAAGACTTTTCATAATTGAACGAGCAGAGGTCAGGCTTGTTTCGTGGTAAACCGCATTCCCTTCCAGTCCATGCGCTGAAAGATTGGGCCTCACGAAAGTTCCTGTACCATCATCCGAGAATCCCTTGCCGCTTAGTCGCTCTGATTCCGCTTTGACCGCATCGTCATAAGGCTTACTTCCCTCTTTAAACGGCACACCCTCACTGGGCCGACTCCACTCCATCAAAGAACGGGCAGCACCTTCACTAACCCGTGGGGTATCCTCCGCCCCTTGAGACAACGACCTCACCCCACCAGTAGCAGGACGAGCCGGTAGACCCTCACGGGTCATCAGGTTACCCATGATGTCCTTAATCTCTGCATTCATCTCAATGTCGATCTGGGAACCAGAGACATCTTCGTAGACATCCCGCATCCATCCACCTAGTTTCGTGAAGAGACCATGAAGTCCCTTGGTGGGAGCCTTACCCTCTCGGATGTACCGCTCAAATCCTCGGGCAAATTTCTCTTCAGCACCCCGCCCCCACCCCT